GGAGAATCCCCAGAGGAAGAAGAAGAGCCAGAGTCAGAAGAAGACATCGCAATGGCTGCACGCTATAGTAACATTGATTTTTCTCCACCGGCTGGTGTAAAGGCGGCCGCAAAACGTGGTTTAGTCTTACATGAAAAAGGCTTAAGTGGGGATGGTTTGGAGTCAGCCACTGTGCTATGGGCTCGAAAATATACTCAAGGTAAACCTGTAAGTCCGGAGCGTGCCCGAATGGGTAATCGGTTTTATGGGAGAAATGCGCGATTCGCTAATGCGCCCAAAGACTCACCCGCGTGGGTTTCTTGGTTGCTTTGGGGAGGAAGTGCTGGAAGAAGTTGGTTTTCTAAGCTGGTGAAGCAAATGGATGCCGCTGACAAAAAAAGTTCAGCATCTGTGAATGGTGCAATTTATCTTACTGAAGATAAACTACTGAACCCATTTCTTAAAGAAATCTTTTTGATTCTTACTGATTTTGAGCCCAATGCCAACGGAGAAGGAATTCCTCGGGCAGAGGCTGAAAATATTATAAAAACTTCTAAGTTGACTCCAATTAAAATTTCGTCAGATGGCGATTCTTATGGAGGTCACGCAGGAGCGCACCCTATTGGCGCAATTGTTGACTCTTTTCTTGATACGCATAATGGAAAAGATGTTATTAAGTCACGCGCTTTTATATGGAAAGACGAGTACCCTGCGATATATGACCTTGTAAAAAGTCAGGCATCTGATGGTGGTTTTATTGGTACGTCTTGGGAAGTCTATTATACTCATTCTGAGGAGGATAGTGGCGTACGATGGTTGCGGAATGTAACCTTTGCTGGTACATGTATTGTTGATACTCCAGCTTATGGAAACAGAACGCCGTTACTAAGCGTTGCCGAAAAAACGTCTATGGAGCTTAAAGAATTACAAGATAGAGTAGAGGAGTTAAATGCTCTTGTTACTCAAAAGGAGGGAGTCATTGATCAACTTCAAAGTCAGATCACGCAATACCAAGAAGCAGAGCGGCAAGCGCAAGCCGAGAAGCGGAAGAATGTATTAATGCAGCAGCTTAGTACAGTCTTTTCTGAATCGGAACTTGCGGAGAGACTTGAGTTTTATCTAGCTATGGATGACTCCGTATTCCAAAAAGTGTTTTTGGATATGACTAAGAATAGTAAAACCGTATCGGAAAAGAAAGATTCAATTCCGGTTCCAGAGCCCACTGCTAATACTGAGTTTGACACTCGCGATCCTAAGAAATTAGCAGGAGAGCTTAAAAAAATCTTGAGAGGTGAAATTTAATGGCTGTTATTGTATCAACTCAATTCAGCGCTCAGGGTGTTGCAGCCGCCACCATTATGGAAGGCCGCGCTGTTACCTTGACCGCCTCGGGTGTGAGAGAAGATCTTCCTAGTGTAACGTATGCTTCTGCAAATCAGCAGCACGGCGTGTACATTGCGTTCTTCCCGCCCGACAACTTTCCTCGTCCGACCTATGAGGACTGGTATAGCGTTCCATCGACTCGTGTATACGACTTGAATGATGCTTCGCTTTACGGCGATCCTACTTTCTACAAAAAGCAGTACCTAGTGCCGCGCAGTATGTGGGCCGAGCCCCTTGTGTATAGTGGCGAGCTTGTTGCGTTGCATAACGGACGAATTGGCTTAACTGTAAATTGTTTTGTAGATGATGCTAATATTCGCGTACCCGGTAACATGATCGCTGTTGGTACGTCTGGGAAGTTGGTCTACACTAATAACAACACACACGCAATTGGTATAGTCGAGCGGTATGCACCTGATACCGGCGTTCTGTACATCAGCATGGGAGTATAACGAATGAATAAAGATGCTTTGTTAAAGTCTGTTGCTGAAGTAGCTAAGACTGCAGGTACTTCTCAATTAGGTAGGTCAGCGTTTGCTGAATTGTTGGTTCAACTTGTTGAGCCAAATCATTTGAGCTTAGACCTGTTTTCAACTTTTATGCCTGCAAGACAGGCTGATATGAACACGGTACCAATTAAGCGTGTTCGTCGTGGTAAGTATAACATTCAGTCAATGGTGCCCGGTACGGCTCACCTTGTGTCGCAGCCAACTACGGTACATGATTATCACAGCTACGTATTTGACCGTCTTATCGGCGGTGTGCGTGAGAGTTTGTGGAATGTTCAGAACGGTGCTGTACAGACTGTAGATCAGATGCGTCAGCAGCTTCAGTTTGATCTTACTGATAATCTTGTTACACGCGTGTTTAATTTATTGACTTCAACTTGGAATTCAACTGACACGCCAAGCCATTATGCTCAGACTGCTGCGGTTACTGCTGCAACTCTGGACACGATGATCGAGAATGTGCTCTATACGGCTGGTACAGTAAAAGCCATTATCGGTACGCGTAAATCGTTGTTGCCTATGTACAAGTTTGCTGGTTTCCATGAATACGCTTATGCCGATGGTAATGGCCGCATTGCCTACCCAGTTAACGAAAAGTTGCTGGAATACCTGAATACGAGTCGTGTTTCAGTTTATATGGGCGTTCCCGTCATTGAACTTCCGCAAGTATTCCGTAATCAATTGCCGAACTTGCGCGAGGCATTGATCCCTGAAGACAAGATTATTGTCGTAGGTGATAACGCTGGTGAGATTCTTCTCTACGGTGGAACTGAGTACTACGAATCAACCGACGCCACAATTCAACCACCCGATTACGTGCTCCACGCATGGATGCAATACGGTATGGTTGTTGATATGCCTGAGAATATCGGCGTTATCAAAATCGTTTAAGGAGTATACTAATGGCACTTAACAACATTTATTTCAATCTGCAAGATAAAATTTACAAGCGATACACAAAAGTCCCGATCAACGTTGTTGGCGGATTACGTGTGGACCCGACGGATACACGTTTGCAGATTGGATGGGTACTGACAACGGGGGAAGATAGTTACGATTATTCTAGTAAAAAGCGTACTAAATTTGTGTACGATGATGAAGTAATTGAGATTTATTCGGAGCCTGAGGATAAGTTATTTCGAAAATTAAATTCGGGGTTGTTTCGGTCTGGCTTACTTAAAGAGTACAACGAGGAATTTGAGTTAGTTGACTCACCAAACTTTGTAAATGATGGTGAAATTTTGCGCGTCATTGAGATTCGGTCGGTAGCTGAGTTTGAAGCGGCTCTAAAGAAATTTGATGCCGTCGCAACCCTTGAGCGGATTCATCAACAATTGATCGATCAAGGAAAGTCAGTGAAGAAAGTACAACTCGTAGAGGCGCGCCTAAAAGAGGTTCGCGATGTCGTGGACTGACCAAGCACTAAGTATTCGAAATGCCGCTGAATTATTTCTTGTTGATACGTGTACTATTAAAAAATTTAACGGTTACGGCTCAGTAGACGGTGAGTACACTGAGTCATTTTCTGAAATAAGTAATGTTCCCTGCCGGTTGATCAACCGGCAGGGGTCAGTGCAACAACAACCAGATTCACAGGAAAGAGCACTTCAGTTACTTATCTCCACAAATACAATAAAAATTCAGCTACCCTACACAACAGAAATAACTGAGAAAGATAAAGTTGTGTTTAATAACGTAATTTATGACGTTATTTATGTTCCTGCAAAGCATAGCCTTATGGGTGCTTTTGTAATTCAGTTAGAGAAAAAGAAATGAAAACAACCGATCGGATTAGAGAGTTCATTAGTTATTTTGAACAGCTTCCAAAGCAAACGATTAAAGTTTTAAACACTCAGTTAGAACAAAGTATTACTGAGTATTTAAACTCTTTGACTGTTGCAGAAATAAATCAAAAAGCACGATCTTTAGGCGCTACTGAAGAACTAATTGCGTCTTTTCCTACGGTTGAACCTTCTTTAATTTCTCCAAGTGAGCAGATAGCCGATCCTGATTTAGATGCGCTGCGCGCACATATCCACGCTACTGCAATTATGGACTTGTATAAATTAACGCATGAGTTTACGCTAGCAATTACAGATAAAAAAATAGAAGAAAGTTCTATTCGAGTTCTTGTAGATAAAGCTGTTCAACAAGCAGCTGATAATCCTGAAGAGCATCTTAATAAAAGTTTGACATCTTTTATTGATTTAGTTTGTTTACCTATTTCTACAAAATTTATGAATTCAATCATACCTGAAGTAGATCGAGACGTAGCAGACATGGTCAATAAAATGTTTCAGTAGGTATCATGATTGTTAACGCACTTTTCCCAAACGTTTGGAGAATTATTGCCCGCGCTTTAACACAAATATCTGGGCAGTATAATAGTCGAATCTATTACAACGCTGCGCCATCAGAGAGCAGTTTTCCGTATCTTGTGTATCAGAGTGACTCAAGTTTGGGCGGGTCGTATGGTCTTTTAAACACAAGCGCTTGGAAAGGTATTGTGACTTTTCGGTCGTTGTCTAATTCGTTAGCAACTGCCTCTGATAGCCTCGCAGATTTACTGAGTAAAATTGATCGACCGCTTACTGTTAGCGGTATACCGTATATTACTATACCGTATGAAGTTCAATTCTATCCGTACAAAAGTTATTCGTTTCCAGTGGAACGTTTAAATAACTCGGCAGTGTACACGTCTGCCGTTGGGGTTGAGACATACATCACTCCAAAGTAAACGTGAAATTTTTTTAGGAGATTAACACATGTCTTTAGTAAAAGGTATTGAGGGTTACCTCAAGATTTACAACCCAACCACGTCTGGGTATGATAACGTCGATTTTGTGTCGCAGTGGCAGGCATCACTTCGTACCAACCAAGTCGACGCAGGTCCTTTTTTGAATGATAACGGTAAGATGTATACGTTTACGACTACTAAGCGAATCAACGGGTCATTCCAGATTACGCTCCCGCTAGATAATCGTACTACGCACACACGCTTGATTAATGTTTCAAATTCAGGTGAGTACATCGCAATTAAGTTGGTTGCTAAGAGTGGTTACACTATGACTGTTCCTTCAGCAATCCTTACTGGCTACCAAATCACCAATGCCGCAAATAACGAAGTTACCATGAGCTTTGACTTTATGGATAACGGTGGGTTCACAGTGGCTCCAGCAGTTAACGGAGACTACTAAGCAATGAATAAAC